TTCATAGTTTAACCTACACAAAATTCATCGCCCACTTGGGCCGCTAGGTCTTTAGCAGCACTACTGAGAAAACGGTTGTTGCTGAAATACAATGCCGTGGAGGCTTGGTTGAGGTACTCCACGACCGTTTTTAAAAGTTTGGTCTGCTGGTAAGTCAAGTTTAAACAACCTATGTCAGAGAGGCTTGCAGGCATTACAGGACTCGCATCGCCATAAATTCTCGTCTTTTCAGTAGAAGTCACATAAACATCTTCATTTAAGTTTGTAGATGTAATTGTTGCTTCATAAGGATGGTCAGTATCAACACTATTACGCAGAGTTTCTACTGAATTCTGACTATTCTTTTGACCACAATTGTTAGTTAACTGCTGTAGAATTTGTTTGGCAACATCTAACGATACAGGCAAACCATTCTCGTCGGCCTGCTTATACGCCTTAGCATAACCCTTATACCATTCGTCACTACACTTAGTAGGATCAATAACGATATTGGTGCTTTGACCAGTTAGTGCTGACTGTAAATCTGTCACATTAATTGGCTGACCAGTTGATCCTGGCAGAATACTAGTAAAGTAAGGAGCCTTACCCTCCCAACCCTTACGCCACCAAGTATAAGGAACACGATAAATTTGGTTTGCCTTGATCGCTCGCGGATCTCCACCAAAGTAATTTACCAGCTTTTTCTGTAGCCCATTCCAGTACGTCTTATTTTTTCCAACAAGTTGTCGAGAATAGTCATCAAAAATCCAATAGCACTGGTAGCCATTACGAGTATCTACTACCCAACTAGGCTTAACAGGAAACCTATTAATCGTTTCTAGAAATCGTCGCTTATGCTGCATCACAATGCTTGGCTTAAAATACTTGCCTTCATTATCTCGACCAGCATCCATATCGCAAAAACAGCAGGTAAACTGATCAATAGCATACAATTTACGACCACCATTTACATAAAAATAAACATCCGCATGGTTATTAACATTGGCTTCTATAGCAGAACGAATGTCCCCAGTATGATTCATGTTACTAATCTTTTTACGAGGATTGCCATTGTAGCAGTATATATGGTTCTGCTTAAAGGAATCCAAAAAAACGTGATGAACGTGTGGGGTATTCGTCTTATCAAAAGGGTTAAATCCAAGATTATCGCTAAACATTTTTCACCTGTTTCCTGTTATCTATCAAAAACATATTGGGGCGGCAACCTTTACCACCATTATCAATATAAAAGTAGGAATGGAATCGAACCATTCAATAACTAGTATCCGCTCCAGCGGCCTACTTTCTTCCAACCCCCTTTTATGGGGTTAGTCATCAACCAGGGTACGAGTTGTCATAGTCATCCTCGTAGTCCTCATCTTCATCTTCATCTTCATCGTCAAACTGATCCCAGTAATCATCACGGATATCGTAGTCCTCATCGTCATCATAATCAGCATACTCATCCTCAGAAAATTCTGCCGAATACAATGGTTTGAGCAATTCTCCCTGATATTCACCAACCACAAGATATTCGCATGTGCGAAGTTTCTCACAGTTGCAATCACTAGGAACGCTCACAACATCCTTGGGATTGATTTTAACAATAACGATACGATCACCAGCATCAACGCTACCATAACTAGCAACATAATTCAATGCACCAGCATGAAGCCCGTTGGAACAACCTCGACCGCGATCATCGTCAACCTTTGAACGAGTCATCTTACAAACATTACCAACGCTGTTGTCAAATACTCCACGGTACTTATCCTTGTAGTCGCTCCTGACTGCCTTATAAGCAAGGAAGCAACCGTCCTCAGTAATAGGCAGATGTTCATGTTCAAGGAAATCATAAAGTTCCTTTTGACTCTGCATACTAGGATTATCCATCAGATTATTCAGAAAATTAACGAGGGGCTGGAAAGGTAGACCTTTGCTCATAAACTCTAGAATACGCTTACTGATGCTACCATGAACAATCTCACCCTCATAGGTGACTTGTCCATTCTTAATCTCCACAAGACCATCACTAAAAGTAGCAACAGCCTTTTGCACATCAACAATGTCCAAAAGTTCATCAGCGGTTGCTGTTGGCAATGCCTCAAGAATCATCTTGTAATTAATATGATCCGGCAAAACCTGATAACTCTTGTTGTTAAGAACAAGCGTAAGATTACCATCAACCCACATAAAAGGAACACTCATTTGTTTTTCTCCTGTTTCCTGTGAAAATTAACCAATCATTTGACCAAATTGAACCTTTAATCTCTCAACATCATCAATAGAGTTAGACCAACTATTGTTGTCACGATAGTAGTAACCCCTATTACCGTCATGCTGCTTGAGAGGATTAGTATTTTTCAATTCTCTCAGGTTGCCACTAACAGGCGTAACACACATAGTATACTTCAGTATCGGATTGTTGTCAAGTTCCGCTTTAATAATTTTCCTAAGAGCAGACATTTTTGGAGCCGTATATTCTTTATCTGACTCTGCTTTCTTAAACACGCTCTTATATTGCGAAACCTTGCCACTATCATAAATCTGATCAATAATACGATTGATCTGATTATATACAATATTAGCGTCTTTGATCTTTGCACTATCCAAACCATTGATTCCAAAATCACTCAATAGTTTAGTTATATGAGCATAATACTCTTCCTTCTTAAACTTAGTAAGATCAAAATTACTACGATGAATAGTATCAGCAAAGAACTCCAAAATCATCAGACTATCCAAAGTAGATACAATCTTTTGATTATTGATAAACTTGCTATATTCAAGCCCGAACATATTGAGGATATGGAATAGGAACTGTCTATCAATATAGCCATGACCATATCCATGATTCATCTTATCATCTAAACTGTACTCAGTCTTACACTGTTCAACAAGACTATTAAACTGATAGATATCCTTGAACTTTGTATCGTTAAGTTTCTTTAGACGACCCTTGAACCAAGTGTTAAAATCCACAAGGTTGTAACCCTCCTTGATTAAACGGTTGACCACACTCTGCTTGATACCATAAATATTTGTGTCATCAAATATCTTGTGCTTCTCAAGAAAATCCTTATCGGTATACAAACTACTAATTGATGGATAATCAGTAGTAGCGGCTGCGTATCTAAGGATAGGGATATACACAATTTGATCCTCATCCTCTAGATCATTAAGTCGGCTCGTACTGAGACTACGCATAAAAGTGGCATCGTTATAGTCATAATTAAGATTTTCTGTATTTTTTTGGTCTCCAAAGATCAAGAAAATATCTTGGTCGCTAACGCTACCCTTGCTACCTTTACTGCCTCTGGCTTTAGGGGCGGACTTAATAAGATCACGATAATCTGATACACTCAGAATGTTCTTTTCGCCAACATCTTCAACAATAGCGGCAAAGTTATTCTGAACATCGGTATGATCATGATTATTGACTAATAGATAAGCAAAACAATCATTTTGATTGCAATACTTTGTAACAATCTTTTTGGCAGTTTCTGTAGCAGAAATATCGCACCAGAAGAAAGTCATTTCGCCTGCTTTACGCCCACTATTCCAGTATGAATAACCCTTACCAGTAAGAGTATCGTGATGGATTCTATCTGTCATATAAACCAAGCGACGAGAACGATAGCCAGATGTTCTATAATTGAAAACATATAGATTCTCATCCTTCTTGAGTTTATACTCAATATCTTGACCACTAGAAATATCATGAGTCTTACCAGAAGGATCAGTCCAACTAGCACCAACCCCCCAACCACCAGCAAGATCATTCATCTGATAATAAGTAGTGATTGCTTCGATCTTAGTCTTAGCGGTAGCAATCTTGTCGCTAAAATTCTTCTTGAGTTCCAAGAAAATATCTTGTGTCTTTTCTCGTAGAGTTTTAACAACACTCTTAGTATACTGCAAACCTTCTCGACTAACATCCATCTCAAGTTCGCCAATATTGAACTCAAGTTCAAGATAAAGACCCTGACTAATAATTTCTCCAACAAAAGCCTTCCACGAAGCAATATCTGCCTTATTGAAAGCACGATTCCATCTGGCGATATGATCGGGGGTTTCAGCCTTTTCTTCACCAATAAGATGAGAAACCTCAACTGGGTACGCAATATTACCCATTAGAGCAACAACACCACTCTGAATACGCTGATAATTATTGGGGAACTTATTATCGTTGTTGAGTCGGCAAACACGCCAACCATCTCCATCAATAACAACATTTCTCTGACTATATTCCTTGGTAAAGTCCCAAGAAACACCGCCAGAAATAATAGGCTTCATCTTAAAGTAATGAAAAACCCTGATGGCCTTCTGACTAAACTCTTGGAAATCATATTGCTTAACAGCAAAACTAATCTCCAAACCATTTGGTTCTGTAGTGTCTGTACTATGAATAAGATTCAAAGTAGGAACACCGGCATCGTCAATTGCAGCAATATAAGTATATTGCGTTCCGTTAAAATAAGATGTAG